TCACCGCTGTAGCTGTTGGCAACGGTGGTGCTTCCACCGCTAGTTGAATGGAAAAATGTAGTGGCTTGCGCCGTTGTTGAACCGTCCGTTGACGATGCGGAATAGCCTGCATCTGTCAGGAACGTTGACGCCTGCGATACCCTAACGCCAAAAGTAGTTGCGTTTGTTGCCGGAACAATGTCAACAAACTTGAAACAGATCGTGTCGTACGTTCCGTTAAAGGCTGTGGCGTAACTTGCTGATGTGAAATCAACAGATGATGATGCGGAAGCGGTTTGAGTAGTGCCGATTTTTACCCAGTCACCGCTATTGCCAGAAGTAACTGTTATCGTTCCGCGATACATCGTCAAATAACCGTTGGTCGATGCGTTTACCTTGTAACCAACTGACGTTTGCGGCATCAAAGCAACAGCCGCAGCCGTGTTATCAATAACGTCCGAAGTCGTAGCCCGCGTGACCGTAGCTGTAAAGTTTGAACGGTTGCAGATGCCAACGCAGTAACCAGCCGCCATAGTCGCAGCATCGGACAGCGTTACAGTGACGTTACTGGATACAGTAGGCGCAACTTCTATAGTCTTCATGTGGTCTGAAGCTATAGCGGAATCGCTGGTGGTAATAGACCGCGCCGAGTAATCGAAAGCCGTGGTAAGTCCTGAATTGATCGCAGCAATAGCGGTATTCAGCGGGTCAGGGAGTTTTGTTTTAATCCTATCCCACGTAATCTGATTGCTGGCCGAGGTAGAACCATCATCTGCGGGCGGGCTGCTGTTGTATCCGCTAACGGTTACGCTGCTGTATTTTGTTCCCATATTCAGACCCTAGAAATGAAAAACCCGCCGAAACGGGTTATTGTTTTGACAGAATTTCTTGTGGCGCATTTCGCAGAATTCCACTAACGATACTAGGGCCAGCCCTGTTATATGCGTTTGCAGCACCCCATACACCCGCTGCGGCACCGGGATTCATTGCAGCACCGCCACCCAATGCCCCATAAACTAAGCTACGTTCAGCAGTTCCAGATGATGTTGGTTCTTTGAGGAACAACTGCCCAATTCTGGCAAGATCGCCAATGTCACCACCACCCCTAGCCATTGCGCTTTTCTTGCTTGCCGTGTTTGTTACGGCGCCCATCAAAGCGGCGGGGCTAATGTTCCCATTGGGAGATTTGGCAACAAGCGGTTCCAAAGTCTTACCAATTGCATACTGTCTACGGGCCGTGTCAAGCGCAGAAATGTCTTCTGGATTTTTGACGTTTTTTGCAAGCAAATCGTGCAAAGAATCCTGCAAATCACTAAGCGCCATTTTTAGATCGCCGTCGCTTGTTCCCCTCATGCGTGCGCCGATTTGTGAATCAATTTTCCTGAAAGCTTCCCCGTTTACTTCTCCGTTGGCGGCTTTGTTTTTTATTTCTCCAACGTAATTACGGACAATCTTTGCTATTGTGTCTGTAGAAAATTTTTCTGCATTTACTACTTGAGAATCCAGCACTCCAACAGATTCAGCATCTAGGCGAATTGGGGTTTTTTTAGCGATATCGCCAATCTTTCCGCCAGAAGCATCCATTGCGCCCTTAAACACATCTGGCGTCAGTCTTTGGGCATTGGCATCCCCACCTATTTGAGCCGTAAGAGCGCGGTTAAAAGCAATCCTGCGGGCATCCTCTCGTGAGCCGGACAAAGGAACCTTCTCAAAAGCTTCACCCATCATGCGGAGGAATTTATTGTCCGAAAGCATGTCGGGGCGCAGGGGTATATCTAGGGCTTGCGCTTTGTATGCAAGGCGGGCAATTTCAGGTTTAGGCATAGGCAAAACTGCATTTTTCACCATGCTTCCAACCGGAATATTTGTCGCGGCGTCAACTAATGGCGCGGCAGCGGCTTTTACCTGTTGAATAGCAGGCCCGGCAGTTCCGGCCAACGCAATAGCCTCAGTCGGACCAAGCCCGGCAATCTTGGTTTGATCGACTACATTGCTGACATTTTGCAGATAATTCTGGCCTTCTGCGGTGCGCGGTTGGTAAGTCATATTTCGCATGACTTCCTGCGCTCGTTGCTCGCCTTGCCGTATTCCTTCGGGAGTTCCGAATTTCCCCCCTGTTACTGTCTGATAAACACCAGCAGCACTACCAGCAACGGCGGCGGGAATTGCGGACAACACAGAAAGACCGGCCTCACCAACGCCTTTAGCCTTATCAAGCATTGACGGTTCTGACGGCTTTGTGGATGCGCCAAGCTGTTCTTTTACTTTTGCAAGCGCCTGTTCTGCCGTTGAACCTTCGGGGCCGGTTACTTCGTATGTTTTACCGTCTGGTGCGGTAATTTCAAAAGTCGGCATTATTTCTTTTCCTTAACCGTCCATTCGCCAGAACCGCCCGTTCCAACAACGGAATCAGGAACCTTAAACCCAGAGTCCTTATAGAACCCCTTGGTATCGTCAACAATTCCCTTGTAAACCTGAACAAAGCGTTTAAGCTTTTTCTTGACTGTTTCAGGGTCATCTCTGGATGACGGAATAAACGGTTGAAGGCGCGGGAATTCTGCGGCAGTAACAGCAGCGCCAGATCGGTCGTGAATAACAAGGCTGCCAAGGTCTGCAATGGCTGCGCGAGCGTCTATGCCTTCCGGGTCTACACGCTGCAATACAGCGTCAGGCAAAAAGCCTTTCAATCCAGTTGCGTTTTTATCGCCTTTCATTTCACCTTGATCTTTACCCTCAATCAATGCAAGCGCACTTTCAGCCCTGCGGAGGTTTTGATTGTTTTCAAGAAGACCTTTAGCCGCTGTTGCTGGCAACGCTTTTTCCTGCGGTTTACCGGTCAACGGCTTACCGCTGGCATCAACTACAGGCGTGGCAACGCCATCACGACCTATTTGGAACACGCCGTCGTTATTGGTAATCATCTGCGGTTGCGGAGGCTGTCTAAGGCTTGCCGCAAGTCTTAGCATGTCTGCGCGGCCTTCCTGCGCAATGCGTGCCAGTTCTTCACGCGATGCGCGGTTATTCTGCGCCTCACGCAAACGCCCCTCTAGTTCTGAGCGCTTCTGTTCCATCGTCAAAGCAAATTGCTGCTCTCTCGTAGCGCGGTCTTCCCTAGCCTTTACAAACTGGGCGGCGATTTCAGGTTTACCAAAGCGCATGGCAAGTTTTGCCTGTTCTTCAAGCGGCGCATCAGGCGGCAATGACTCAAGGGCTTTTCTGTAACCCTGCTCGTTACGCAATGCCTGCAACCTAGCCTGATATTCGGGGTCTTGCTGCTGCATTTGCTGCTTCATCTGCGCTTGCATGACCATGCTGCGAAGTGCGTTTTCCTGTGCTCGATTGTTCTGGATAGTGTTCTGGTATTCCTGTTCGTTCCCGGCGTATACCTGAGGGTTTAGCGTTCCACCCGCGCTTTTCAGCCCCATTGCGAGGCTTTCCAAAAGATTAGCCATTGTTTCCCCTTAGCTGGCGAAGATGTTTTTAAAGCCAGTCAGCCAATCGTTCAGATTGGTTCCACCTGTCGGCGTGGTGGAAGTTGACAGCGCATTACCAGCCCCGCCCAATGCCCTGCCGAGCAGGTCTGTTTTAATCTTGTTCTGAGCCAGCAGGGTTGTATTACCGCCGTTCAAGGCGTTCAGTTGGGTGCCGATGCCCTGATACCCAAGCGAACCCCTGCCGAGGTCGCGCTGCGTGTTGTAGTTGGTTAGCGCCTGATCGCCAAAGGATGAACCCAAGACACCCCGCGAGGACAGGCTAGATTGAAGCTGGCTGCGTCCTGTGCCGGTATTGAGGTCGTAGGTGCCAAGCAGTCCAGAAGTGTCTCCTGCCTTGTTGTAGAGGTCTGTATAGGCACCGATGTTAGGCTGCGGTAGGTTGCTGGCGTAGTTATAGGCGAGATAGGAAGGAAGCGCGGACATGCCTGCGCCAAGAAGTCCACCAGAGGTTCCGCTAGAGCCAGCTAGTAGGTTAGCCAAAGATGGGCTAATGCCAAGTTGTTGAAGCATTTGCGACAGGCTTGAACCTGCGGCAGAACCCGGAACGCTACCATTGGGGCCGGTGCTAGGATTGGTCGGGCCGTTTTGAACGGGTGCCGGTGCCTGAGTTCCCCCCGGAAGGCTTGTCGGCGTGTTTTGTGCCAACTGTTGGAGTTGCTGAATAATGCTGCTGTAACCACCGGGTGCGCCCTGAGTTGCGGCCAAAGCATCTGATGGGCTTAGGGTATTTGCCAATGAACCCGGAAGATAGGCATCGCCAGCGGCGGCGCCAGAACCACTAAGCATATTCCCCGGAAGATATGCGTCACCTACTCCACTAGGCAAAGCACCCGGAAGATATGCATCACCTGCAACCGAACCAAGACCAGCGTTTATAATTCCTGAGTTAATTCCGTCAGCCCCAAGCGCTCCGGGTAGATATGCATCACCCGCGCCAGCAACACCACCAAGACCAGAACCAAGAATTGAACCAGCGCCAAAACCAGCGACAAGCAAAGGCCCGTAAGAGCCGAGGAAATCGCTCATCGGGTCGCCGCCCGTATAAATGGATTTCCGATACTCAGGGCCGAGCGTTGACCAATCTTTCGCAGAAACCACATACCCGTAATTCGGGTCGTATTGCGGTGCTGCGCCGTGCGATGTCAACCACTGCATCAACTGCGGGTCATCGCCAATCTGGTGCATACCGTTTGCAGTATCACCACCAGAACCCATAGAGTTCCAAGAGCCGTCACCCTGATCTTGGAATGTCGGCGCTGTATAGCCTTGGGAACCGTAAATCATCTGACCATTTGAGCCAGCGCGGTTTGCAAACTCCCACGTTTGACCAGTCGGCTGATAAGCGTAGGTAAATCCGTTCTCGCTATCACCCTGTCGCACGCGGTTTAGAATCTGCCCAGTAGAAGTGTCAACATACGCCTCAATGGGGGCAACGCCTGTATCTCCATTGCCGCGAGAGTCAAGTGTCGGAAGTCTGATAAGAGCCATGTTTGTTGCCTTGTTTTATAGCTTCAGAGCCTTTGCGCCCCAAAACCGAATAGATGTATTCGTCTCCGTCCATGTTCCCCATTGGAATCTTTCCGCGAGGAAACAAAACGCCATAGTTTTTTAAGTGGTCTAGCAGAACAGACCTTCCCCAACGCACGACGCATACGCCAACCTTTGAGGAAAGCGCAGACTTATGGAAAAACGACACAGCACAGCGAAGCTTGTTTCTAGGAGACGCCCACTTAAAAAACGCTATTGCTGGCTCGTATCTCCATCCATCTGAGGTAACCGTTATCAGTGCGACAGGGCCGCGCTTGCTCTTAAACTTAGGATGGTCATCGTCAACAATAAAATTTTCAAAATGCCCAAGTATTCCTTGGACGGCATCTGAAAATTCCTGCTGATTCATTCCTGACTGAATCTTGAAAGAGCCTTGCCGGTAAGCAGCCCACAGCCATCCCATATCATCCAAAGAAAAAGGCCGTATAAACGGCCTAGATTTCTTAAACAGCCTTTGACGGCGTTCCTTTAATTCAGATCGAGGTGATCTACTTGATACGGCAGTGCGCTTTCCGTCGATAGCGTTATTGTGCATCCCGGCCCTTTACCTACGTTGCTAAAGTTTTTATGCGATACGCGATTAGCGAACGCAAAACCCTGCGAGAAATAAACAGAACCACCAAAATAAACAGACCCGCCAAAATATGCGCCATTGGTCGATGCCGTAGCGCCGTTTAGCGTCACACTAGCGGTTGAACTAGAATACTCGTCCGACCAATCCAGCGTAATGTTTAGACTTACCTGACTGATACGGTGATACTCAACCGTTCCTTTAGTAATGCTCCGCATGGTTTTAAGGCCGTCGCGGTCATCAATTACGCGGGTTTTACGATTGACATGAATGGCAGTTGTTCCACCATCCCCACTCGTTCCGGTTCCGTTCAGGTTGTATACGTTCCCTGAAGAATCTCCAAAATAAACGGAGTAATTCGTGTTACTCGGAACACGCAGGTATTTAACTGCGTTAGTGGAAAATCCTGAACTGTGCTGCGTCTTGTAAATCGACCACGGTGAAACCTTCTGACGGTCACCCTTGTCAGATATAAGTGCGGCCTCTTTATTCAGGTCTTTAAACAGAACAAGGATTTTGTTGCCGGTAAAGAACAGCACCTTTTGAAGTGCTTGGTCATATACCGTGGTGCATGAAGTCAGTCCGTCAACGGTGTTCAGGATGTATCTAGACAGATCATCAGTTGCAACATCACCGAATCGCTGCGTTGCGCTTAGACTTTCTATCGCCCCGCTTTGTTTCATGTAGTAAACATCGTCACCGGCTGAAACTATGCTCTCCGGCCCGATACAGTTTGACTTGGGGTAAAACTCTTGGAATTTGTAATTCGTTGAGTCATTGCCCGTGAGAACAAAAAGCTTCCCGCCTTCAGTCGATACGATAAGCTGGTCATAGAACAGACAAGCCCCGTTAATCGGGCGAAGGTCAGGGGAGAGCATGTAGAACGCTTCCGTTCCACCAACAGCGGAAAACGTCGTGCTTGCCGCCCTTAGAGTCGTGTCGTAGCTGGTCGGGTCTTCAAACTTTGAAGCGACCAGAAGGTGCGGGGTATCTGTGGTAGTTGTGACGTTAAACAGCCATACACGGCTATTCCACACAATCCCATACTTTGCATACAGGCTTGTGCCAAGTCCTGTGGTCAAAGTGGAAAACGTCGTGCCATCCCACTTCTTTACAACCGTTGCCTTTTGCAGGTCGGTGATAACGATATAGTCACCCAAAGACCAATACGTATCACGAAGCTTTGACGATGACGTTACAGAACCTACGTTAGTCCAAGTCGATGCGCCGTTCCAACTGTATACAGTGCCACCAGATTGAACCAGCGTCGTAGCAGTATCGTCACGCTTAATCAACTGCATAATCCCACGCACATCACTGGCGTTAGGCGCAGTTCCCTTCAGGTCAAACGGTGCGCGAGGAACCAGCTTAGTAGAGTCTTTTGCGAGGTCGAAGTTATAGGAACCCTCCGCAGCCTCCGCTAATGTGGGGTATTGGTTTTCGTTAACCCCACCGCTAAAGTAAAGCCTCATCGGTAGGTCGGCGAGTATTTAGCCGGAGGATTCTCGCCCTTGATGAAGTTAATCAGGTTCTTCTTAGCACTCCGGTAGGTCTGGTCGTTATCCAAAACGGACACAATATCCGAAGCCTTGTCTGTGTCCTCAAACATGATCTTGAACCGACGCGCAGACATCAAGCAAAACTGGTTTGCTTCCTCCGTGTTATGAAGCGGTATCGTGTCTGTCGATGCCGAAACCATGACTGATTTTTCATAGTCATAGGTGTAAATCCGTCCGTTTTCATTGGAACCGGGAACTTGATAAAACCCGATCTGCTTTGTAGTGCCGGGTTCCCAATACCAATTTATAGGGCTACCGGACGCAGTTTTATAGTTAGGAATGTCTTGTTGGAGTTTTTCGCGGCCACCGCTGTATTCGTAAATCTCGCGGTTTCCGTTGGAGTCGTAGAAAAACGCACTGCCGTAGAATCTTATGAAATCGCTCGCAAGCGAATAGGTGCGCGTACCAGATACAAGCGTGACCGTGCTAGACGCGAATTCATACGGAATCAGGCGGTCAGCGACAAGAGAACCCAATTCGTCCTGAATCGCAACAATAGCCAGATTCAGCGTGGCATTGTGCGCGGTATCTGAGAACGTAGAAACGGTGTCCGTATCACCACGGATAATCCCGTTTACTCGCAGAACCCTGTTAACGGCTTCAAGAAATGTCATAAGACCCCACAAAAGAAAACGGGAGAGCCTCTAGAAGACTCCCCCGAGTTCATCACATCATTACCAACGAGTCGAAGCCGAATACACCTTGCTAATCCAGCTTGCATTCAGGATTTGTCCAGCAAAGTAGGTTTTCCAAGCAACGGAACCCATTTCGTTGTACATATCAAAAATGCCTGAACTACCCTTCGGGTGGATAATCAGTTCAACCGCCGGGGGTTTCTGCGGGTCATACATCTCGTACGCAGTCGTGGCGTGAGTGTTACCAAGCGACACCGAACCCACAGCCTCTTTGCCGTAGATATACGTCGGGTAGACGTTGTGCAGTGCGGTGCTGGTGCCACGCAGGCCAGTCGTGCTAACGGTGGAAACGTCCGACAGAATCGGGATAATCTCCGTCGAGCAGAAGCGGACACCACCAACCGCGCCGAATTCAAACGGCATGGTTTCAGTGTAGCCACCGTATTGCTCAACCGGGATAAAGCCCGACAGCAGACGGATATCTTCCTCAACGTCCACATGGCAGATACCATAGTAGGACGAACGAACCGGCGAAGTGCCGACATTCACCGAGCCATAACCCGGCGTCGTGAACTTCATCGCGCTGCCAGCGTTCAGCAGGTTGACGTTGTTCTTGATGTCGTTCAGCGTGATCGCGCTAGACACCGTAACAGTCGTGGTCGGAGCCGCGCTACCCGAATAACGGATAGTCGTAGCACCAGCATAAACCACTTCCATCAGGCGGTTCAGCGATTCGCCAGCGTTAGCGCCGAGCGTGTCCACGAAGTCAACAGTCTTGCTATTGACTTGATACAAGTCCATTTCTTCCGTGGTCAGAACAGCGTTGCCGTATTTCTGAACCGTAGCCGTAATGTCGGTGTAGGTCGGGCGAACAGCGTCACGGCCAAGGAAAGCAGCCGCAGTGCCGTTAACTTCCGACAGTGCCGTGGTTACAGCGGTAAGGTTCTCAATACGACGCCATTTAACAGAAGCAGCGCCATTGCCCTCTTTTTGCATCGAGGCAGACAGCGTGCCATTGAAAAACGGCAGTTTTTTACGAGCAGCGGACAACAGAGCCTTCATCAACACAAAGTTGACTGGGCTGTTGATATTACTAGTTGCAGTGGTTAAAGCAGCCATGTGCTTTTATCCTTATTTTATGGCTGTAGTGCTTCCCTAGTAGCTGGGCTGGCTGCGAATCCTGTCCAGTTCAGCATCGAAATCGCGTCCAGTCGCTTTAGCGAGTCTGTCAACGAGGTTTTCGGGCGGTGCGCCTACGGCCTTGGTTTGAGTAGCCTCTTTCATGGCGCGTTGGTTTTCAGTCAACTGCGGGTCAACTCGGAATTCAAATTTCTTGGAGAGTTCTGTTGCAAGGGCTTTAAGACCCTTATCCAGTGCTTCAGGGTTTTTAGTCCTGTTCTCCCAAAGTGCTTTAAATTTCGCGTCTTTCCGCACCCGTTGAGCAATCGCAATCTCTGCGAAGTCTGGGTCAGCGTTAAGCTTTGAATTGACCGTTTCAACGGCCTTCTTGATGTCGGCTTCCTCTGCTGCTCTGGCGCGCTGTGCTTCAAAATTCTGTGTGTGCTGCACCACTGCCCGCAAAATGCCTTTCATTTCGTCCGATGCTTGAAGCTGCGACCGCATGAAGGCTTTATGACCTTCGGGGTCAAGCGCAGGGTCAGGTATCACAGGCTCTGACCGGACTTGCTGCTGTACCGGAATTTGCTGTGTTTGCTGCGCTTGTTGGGGTTGCTGCGGTTGCGAAGGTGCCACTTGATATTCGTTATAAACATCATCAAGCGTCGGTTCTGCGGTGCTAGTCTGTTCTACCTGTTGGGTTTGAACTTCCTGCGTTTGTGCTTCTTCAGCCATATAAACTCCGGTCAATAAAAAACCCGCCGAAGCGGGTTAGTTATGAAACGGTTTCGATTAAGATGGGCTTTCGCCCGTAAGCAACTGGAACAAAAGATCGAAACCTTTTCTTTCGCCAGTTTTAATTTTGATGTTCTCTATAAGCGTCTGCCGTTCCTCTACACTCTGACAAACCGTGTATTCTGGAACAATAGGCCGCGCCGATTTGCCCAATTCCGCAATAGCCTTTCGCCACTGCGGTTCTGCATTTAGTCGCTTAAAGTAGTCGTTCATATATCCTGTGCAAGTAACATCACAATCAATTCTTCTTCTTCTCGCATCAGGGCTAGTTCAGCAAGCCTCTTTTTCGTCTTTTCCTGCAACTCGTCGGCCAGTGCTTCGTATTCAGCAAGCCTCTTTTCAATACCCGGAACCAGAGATTCGTCTACCGTTACGGAAGTAAACGAAACATCAGGATTTATGGGTTCTGCTTTTACTTCTGGAACAACAATGTTTTCAGCGGCCTTTGCAAAAGCCTCTTGAATCGCAGTGCGTTCTTTTGCAGCCTCTTGGCGTGAAATCTCAGCCTGCAATCTACCCGGATTAAACGGTGTAAATTTGTAGCCCCTACGCTTACCGCCTACGTAGTTCTGTTGTGCAGCCGTTATAACAACCGGGGGCGTTACCGGAGTCGTTACGGTAGCCTGAGAAGCAGATGGGTCGTGTGTGGCGTAGCAAGTGCCAAACCTGCCCGGACTATTGGTGTAATACGTTGTCACGTTATAGTCGCTGCAACAATCAGGCTTTCGCTTGCCCTAATAACTGCACAGAAAACGCTTGAGCCGACTCTAGCTGTTCCGTTGTATTGCATGTCAAACTGACCAGTTGCATCTGTTGTAACAGATGCCTTGTCAGTTTTAACCATCCATGAATCGTTTGTGACTACGTTAGATGCGTAATCAAACAACGCAGCTTTTACAGTCTCAACAACAAGGGCGTCGTTAGAATCGCACAACGTAAACCGAACACGCTTTGACAGATCGTTTTCAACGCCAGCCTCAACCAATTTGACGCACTCAGCACTATCGGCTGTAGCGGTTGTATTTCCAGTTGCCGGGTCGTAAGACAACGTAACAACGTCACCGTTTTTAACCAGCGCAGCGATACGAAGCATCCAAGACGCCGTTCCGCTACCAGACAAATAGGTAGGTTGATACGAAACACCATTCACATAAACCGTATAGCCTGTGGCCGTTCCGTTTGCAGAAAGCGATGCGTCTGCCATACTTTCAGCCCAATACAGGTGAATATCCTGCGTATTGGCTGTAAATGACCGATCACCATCATCCACATCAATCCATTCAGGTTCAGGTGAGTGGATTAGTTCAATCGGAGATGTGTTTGCGTCGTGGTTTCTTAGCGTCGGTTGCCAGCGGTTAATGCTGGGTCTTGTAATGCTCCCAGCGTTATACCTGTAGCGAATCATTATTCACTGACGGTAGTGATAATGCCGCTGTAAGTTGTTGCGGTTGTTGCCGGTTTTGGCATCTCCATAAACGACAAGCAAGCATTATCAAAAATGAATTGCAGGTTAAACGCTGTATTAATGCCGTCAAATGTGCAAATCATGTTTGCAATCGGACACGGGAAAAACGCAATCGGATGACCAATTACAAAATCAATAGTTCCTGTGGCAACCAATGCAGAGCATGTCATTGCGGTTAGGGCTTTAATACCTGTATCACCGGACGCCAGAGGCAGGAACCACCCCGGAGTCGATGCAATAATATCAACGCCACCAACAACGCAGGCAGAAACACCCGCCGTAGTCGGCAGAACAACAGCGGCGTTTCCGTCTTGGTCTGTATAAAGACCGTTCCAGTTATGCGCCGTCGCAGCCAGAACGGTAGTCGGATTTGCCGGGAAAACGTAGTTACCGCCGATGTAGTCGGTTGAACCAACGGTGGTATTCGTGTAGCGTGTAGGAACGCCGCTTACAACCTCAGTTACCGTGCTATTCATCGTCTTCGCAACGGCAAAAAGACGGTCATAAAGCAGAAGTGTGTTGTTTACGACGGACGCCGTAATATTGGCCGTTGTCAAATGCCCGGTATTAGCACTGGACGGATTTACATAACCCAATGCGCCGGTTGATGCGTTAGTTGGAACGGTTCCGCCCGGAGCCGCGCCGCCAGCAGCACCTGCCACCGGTTGACCTGCGCGAGTCCACAAGTCGTTTGCATTACCGATTGCGTTAGAGGCAACGCCTGTTTTTGAAAAGTTAAGGTTTTGCATCTTGCCGCCAGTTGCGGCGGTAATGATTGCAGAAAGAGACGCAAACGAGTGATGCCGCTTGTCCATGCGCGAACGAAGCGACAAATCTGAACCGATGCGGTGCTGTGCAATCTTGGCAATCTGTTCTTTTTCGTAACGACGGACGGAATCCATCGCACGATCATAAGCAGACATTTCAGAGCCGCAGAGAATCTTTCCGGCGAAGTCACCACCCGGCATACCATAGACGTAACCCGGAACTCCGTGAATTGCCACAGGCCAGTAGAAATCACGCATGTTCTTGGAGATTTCTTCTACTTTTTCTTTACCAAGCCAACGCTCAATGTGAGATGAGTTAGTGGGTTTCCAGTTCTCAAGCCCGTTTTGCAGGGGAATACTATTCATTACACGGCCCTATCCATAAGTCGGGGTTACTTGGTGTTTCCCATGAAGTGCCGTTAAACACCGCGTGGGGTTCGCCGTAAGGCGGTTTGTTAAACTCAAGAAGCACACCGCATTTTTCGCATCTGAAGTCGATATCTATTTCTTCTTCAGTTTCAAAAATAAACGAGTGCATTATTGCGTGTTTACTGTGCCAACAAGACCTGTAGCGGTTCTTTCAACCTTAACGGTCTTTGGTTTGCTTACGGTCTTCAGAATTTCTTGCTGAGTTTTGTTTCCTTGGTCAATGGCTCCAGCCATCATTGCCAAAACATCCTCAAGCTTGGTTTCCGGTTTGGCATCTTCTTCCGGCGCACCATCCTCTGACTCTGTGTTGTATTTCATTTCAAGCTGTTTAAGACCAGCCTCATGCCGCAAACCTGAAATATGGGTCAGCAGATTCATTCCCAATTCTTTGTGCGCCATTTTCAAATCAGCAGACATTTGCATCATTTTCTGATTGTTGTCTGATTGGATTTGCGCGTACGCAAGCTTGGTTTCCTCTGCGAGACGCAGCATTTCGGTCTTGTATTCAGCGGCCATCTTGTCGCGCTCAAGCTTGTCTTTAGCGGCGGCCTCTTGTGCCTTCTGCTGAAGCTTCGCCATTTCAACCTGAGTTTTAGCCTCTGACTGCTGTAGCTTTTGGCTCAATTCCTGAATAATTGCTTGAGCCTGTTGCATCTTCTGCTGAATCTCAGGGGGAACCTGTTTACCGGATTCCTCGATCTGCACGAATTCCTCGGGGTTTTTCTTGCCCGCATCCCGATAGACTTCAAGCATGATGTCCTGAACACGAAGTTTCGGCGCGAATAGCGGGTTCCCTGAGAACAGCATCGTGGCTTGCGTAATACGTTGGGTGCGTTGTTCCTCGCCCAACAGACCCTTAGACCCTACAACGTCGAAGTGACTCGGATAATCAATGTCATCCTTAGACGCCCGCATGAAGTCAGGCGTGTTCATCTCGTCGTTGTAGAACGGGTAATCGTCCAGATACATGCGGTTATATTCGTGCGACATGTACAGAAAGTTCTTAACCGAGCGTTCCAACTTGCTCACAAAGTCAACCGTTCGGACTTCAGCACCTTGTGCAACCTTCTGAACCTCTGTCGCGGTTTGACGGTCTGAATTGGCAATGCCAGAACGGACAGCACTAACGCCAGTGCCTTCCTGAAGCTGTCTGAGACACATTTGAAGCCCGCCGAGCGCAAAGTTAGGGTCACCAACTTTCAGCGTGTTCCAGCCCTTGCCCATTGAACGGGTCGGGGTCTGTGCGCCGGGGGCGATAATCGGGCCACCGTTAGCCACGTAATCAGGGTCGTTTGCGTCATACTCACCGGGAGGCTCAACCGCCAAGGCGAGGGCATCCAGATACTTGTTCGCGCAGATCGTCGCAATCTTCTGAATCGGAGACTGTTTAACCAGCGGGGAAACGTAATACGGGTCGCGGATATCCTGACGCTCGTAGCCGTCGTAAATGACAGGGCTAAACGGCAAATCTATGGCCTCGTAGAACACTAGGATGCCATTAGCCGTGATTGCGTGGCAGTTAGGTAGGTAGATGCCGCTTTCCTCGTTTTTACGGTCTATAAACAAATCACCGTAATAATGGGCAAGTTCTACGTCCTTGGTTCGGTTGCCATCCTTGGTTTCTTTTTCGTCGCTTTTAATCTGACTGTATTGGGAGGGCATCCAGCCGTTGCCGGTCTGCTTTTTCAGCCTCCAAAGCGGCATGTATTCCACAACAATCATGGAACCCTGATAGAAGATTCCTGACGGAATAACGGCGGGGCTAGGGTCGGGGTAAGAGTTCCACATGCTGTAAGGCGTCCAAACCGGCGCCCCTAGAAACTTGACCTTATCGCCCTGCCGAACCATCTTTTCCTGATGCCACTTGACCACAGCCACAAATGAACCGTGGTGCAGGGCTTCTTTAACCGACAGTTCAACACGCGGGCGGAACCCGAAGTCCATCTGTTGCTGAATCATCAGTGAACGCAGAACACCATCTGCCCTACGCTGCCCGCTTTCGGCTTCCTCTGGTTTCTGTTGACCAAGAGGAACTTCTACGTGCGCCTCAAAGTATTTCCGATCACTGGGGAAGGCAATCCGCATTGTGTCGGCGGTGATGATTTCTGACGCCTTGGACAATTCCCCAAGTTCAAACACGTTGTGCCAAGATTTGGGAAGTTTCTTGCCGGTAGAATCAACCCTGTCCATCGGCTTCATGGCAAGCTGGCGGTCAATCTCGCGCCACTTTTCTTCTGCATCTTTGCGGAACTGCGCGTTTTTACGCGAGTCGAGTTCAGCCGTGATGAATTCTTCTACTTTTTTGATATCGTTCTTATTGATACGACGATTTTTGATTTCGGCCATAGTGCCTACCAGTTCGACGCACCAGCCGCAACGGGCTGTCGTTTAGCGGAAACTGTGGGCGTACGAGCATGGCGAACAGACATGACGTTATAGCGCATGGCATCCATAAGGTCATCGTTCTGCTTAACAATCTTGCCGTTGTCTCTGTGATACATCCTGATTTCCTCAAGTAATGGCTTCAGGCTCTTAAATATCTTGAGCCTGCCCATATTCATCCTGTTTAAGATCGACTCAACGCCAGCTTCTACAGAGTTCCCGCCCGTTCCCTCATCCTGACCGGGCGCCGGGGGATTGCTGAATTTGTGCATCAGCATGTTCGCCCCCTCTTTTCTGTAGAGGTCGGCCAACTGCTCACCGCTGGACTTTTCACGGTTCAGACCGTCATGCGGCCATACCACCGGAATCCACTTGCCGTTGTTGTTCAGCTTCGATACGTGAACCGGCATCTTCTCGCCTTCAACCTTATAGGCGTCGTAGATGTAAACCGTGTCCGTATCCCTATCCCACGCACTCCACACCGCCGCGAATCCGTGACCGATACCAAAGTCAACCGCAGCCAACTTCGGCCAGTGGGTAGGCAGTGCAATCGGGTCGCAGGTGATGTCTTCTTCGCGTATCTGATACACCAGACCAGAACCCATCAACGGAATACCTTTCGAGCGCATTTCCCTTTGATGTGCAGGGATAGACTCCAAGTTCTGCAAAGCACGCTCTGTCAAAGTTCCATCAGGGTTTGTCATGTGCGGCGCATCTGCCCAAGTCGCTGTAATCAACGCCTGCCCTTTTTTGAGGTCAGACATGAACCCATGAACAACCTTCGTAATCCCTGACTCAGGCGTAAACGACAGAAACAAATAACCGTTTGTCGATAACGTCGAGCGAATCATCTGCGACCAGACTTCTTCCGGGGGTTCTTCGTCACCCCAACCCCACTGAAAGCGGGTTCCCATGAACTTCTGCCAGCCCTGCTCATAGGCTCTAAAGTTAATCTTCGACCACCCACCTAGACGGTGTTTAACCAGAACCGAGTCCACCGCTTCAGGAACACCCGCTTTGCGGGTTACTTTCCCTAAAAGGTGTTTAGGTATCGTTCCAGAACCTAATGCAGTCGGGTCTTTGGGGTCACCCAACAATTCACTCTGGCAAATATCACGCACTGACTCGTTAGTGAGTCCAGCCACAAGCCCACTGTTGGGCATTGGGATACGCGGCCCTTCCCACCATTCGGGATAAAGTCCGGTTGCGTGAAATGTCGCTTCAGCAGCGCAGGAGGCGGTTTTGCCTACCTGATTGGCGCACATTGCGCCCTTCTGAATCGCAGGCTGGTCTGTCAGATACCCGCGTGCGTTGTGAAACTTTAACTGCCAAGGGTAAGGCTTATACTGCTCGATCTTGTTGAATTTGCGCCGTGTCTGTAATTCATCAAGCAGCTTGGCTAATTCGTTCATGTTCCCTTACGAGTTTTGCAATCATCGCTGCTTGCGATTCAGATACATGGGTTCCAGTCGGCAGACACAGACCAGTCTTCCAAAACTCAACCGCTTTAGGAAAGTAACCAACTTGGTTAAAGGCGTGCGTCAGGTGCAAAGGCTTGAATACGGGTCGTGATTCAATGCCGTGCTTTTTAAGGTGTTCTTGCAGTGCTTTAGGGTTATGTGTCTTGGCTACAAACAACCACTTCCCAAAGCCTTCAATCCACTTCTGGTATGTAGCGACAACCTTATTGCGCTTTTCCAAAAGTTCTTTAAGCCGTTCCAACTGTGCAAAACCGATAGCGGCCTGCATGTTGGTCATGCGGTAATTCAACCCCGCTACGCTCATGTCGTAGTCGGCGTCGAATCCTCCATCTCTGAACTGGGCGGCACGAACGAGATCGTTCCCCACCAACATCCCGCCTTCTCCGCAGGTGATAACTTTATTTCCGTAGAATGAATACGCTGCAAATGTTCCGGTTGGTTCAACGTAACCGAGGGCTTCACATGAATCTTCGATAATTGGAATTCCGATGTCTTCAAAGTGGCACCGTTCCCCGTAGATATGAACCGGAATAATTGCCTTCGTTTTCTTCGTAACCGCTTTTTTAACGAGTTCCCAATCCATAGGAACACCATCAACAAATACGGGTTTAGCACCAACTTGAACGACTACTGAAGCGGTAGAACCGAAAGTCAGCGTCGGTACAATAACCTCATCACCCCGACCAATCCCAAGAGCAAGCAAAGCACAGTGAAGCGCCCCGGTTCCCGACGAAGTAGCAAGTGACGGTTTTCCGGTCGTTTTAGTGAATAGGCGCTCAAACTTTCGTTCATACTCACCCCTGTGCGTGAGGTATCCGTCCTTGACCGCAAACCATAAATGCCGAGTTTCATTCTGTCCAAAGTCCGGTTTTGCTAACGGAATAGGTGTGACCACGTAAGCCCTTTCCGCATTTCAGCAGGCGTCCACTGTGTGTAAGCCAGATCGTTTAACCACTGCGTTCTGTCGTAAAAAACAGGTTCTTCAATCAGATCAAAATCTGTATTGGCTATTTTGTGAGCCATAGAACCTATATCGAACGCGAACGGCGGGATACCCGCGATAGCGGCTTCAACCGCCGAGTTTGAATTGAACGTGACGCAACAGTGCGCGTTTTCCAAATCTTTCGCCAAAGGTCTTTTAGAATACTCGCAGCCTTCAATAGCGGGTGTTCTCGCCAAAGGATGCGGGCGGAATACGATGTTCCTTTGGGTTCTTTGCTTGATTTCGTCACGCGCATATTCAAGCCATTCCTCTATATCTATGTGGTCAACCGAGGCATCCTGCGGAACCTGTCCGCAGAGAACAATATTTGAACCAAACCGTCTAGGTTTAGGCTCTACTTCCAAATCAATGAAACGGTCTGACGGCATACCAACATTGCGGAAGTCTGCACGCCCGTTGATATGGTCAAACCCTGCGGCGTAGTAATGCTCGTTACCATCCCCGCGATGAATGTAGCCAGTTTCCAGAACCAGCACGCGGCCACCGGCCTCTTTTTGCTGGTCAATCACACGACCACGCGGCCAACTCACAGGAACACGCGATTTGCGAATACCGAACACCACCGCAACATCGGCATCCGGCTGGAATTTAAAGCCCTGAATCAGTTGTCTGTGTTCTGGGCAACCCTCATACATCGCCAGAATCACGTTGTCGTGAACCGGATTACCGGACAGGTAAAAGGCTACGTGCATACGTAAACCAAGAAACGCCCATCGGTTCCGGGTTCAACAACGCCGGGTCTTTTGTCTTTCTGGCAGTAACGCTCAATAACCTTGAAGTCTGCCGCACTTAAAAGCTCGTCCAGTTCATCAGGTGTGTAGTGTCTCTGGTGTGGGTATTCATCGCCCGCAAAATCATCTGCGTTAAACGGATTCACAGATTCATTCGGAACAGACACAAAAAACAAACCGTCTACAGAATCCCGAAACAGCTTCAATGCTTTTTCAGGTTCTTTCAGGTGTTCAATCGTTTCAAACGAGGTCAAAACATCAAACACACCGCACCACGGCTTTTCAAGAATCGACCCTAAAACATACCCCGGCCCGTGATAATTCTTTCTGGCGTAGTCAATAGCATCCTGACTGATATCAACACCAACAACTCTACCCAGTTCATTCAGGATAGAAGACCCATACCCACACCCGCACGCAGCGTCCAGAACCCTGAATCGTGGGTTAACGTCCACCTGTTTCACACGTTGGAGTGCGAATTTGTAGCGGTTTAAATGGTCTGCCCTGATTTCGTCTAATTTGCCGTATTGCCGAGTTCTATCAGTCATCTCTCACCGGGTCAGGCATATCACCCCAATGAGTGACGCCGTAAACTGCTTGGCCGTTAGCGCCAAGGAATCTTTTTTTCTCTGCATCCCAACTGCCCCACGTCACTCTGTCACCGCAGGACAGCAGATAAACCACACAGGGTTTAAGGGGCTTCATCGTGGACAGCGTGAACCAAATCATTGCCAATACTTTTCATCTCTACCAAAAACAAGCTCGGATGGGTCGCTGCGGTGCAATTTGCGATTTCCTTTTCTGTGATCGAGGTAGCCACCAAGAACGCTGTTAATAAATACGTGGTTCGTACCGTGCGGGCAGTCTTTAGCCAGATTCACGAAAGCGGAATCTAACTGCATCGACTTGCGAGCCATATCAAACCCGTAGCAGTCGTGCCAACCCTCTAATTTGAAGATCGCGCCAGTCAGAAAAATACCCAAATACACAGCGGCGAACTTCTTAGCGATAGGATGGTTTGCGTTGAATCCCAAGAAACCAGATTCGGTATACATCCACCCATCTCGCCCCAAATAACAGTTGAACTTGTCATCGGGCAAAACAGAATTCAGAAACGTCTCCGGCATTGGTTCGTGGAAAACAGTGTCTGAATCCAACCAGAACACCTTGCCTCCAAAAACTCGCATGGCGTGCATCTGAATGAAGGATTTACGCGCCATCCGCGCATCCCAATTGATGTTATATTCACCGCCAACATCACCGTGCATCAGGGGAAACTGAAGCTTCCCCAAATACTCATCCAGCAATTCGACTTCGTGCATCGACACCCAGTTAAACCCTTTGGGTCGCTCATGCTCGTCTTCGTAATAAATCGTCAGGTTGACGTTTTTAGGGGCGAACTTCCTGAACGAATCAAGAAACTTACGCCCGTAAACCTCATACCCTTCTTTATGGAAGCTGGTAACGATGTTCACAGCGCAGCCCGCCACGCAGAGCGATACATCGTAAAAGGCTTTCCATCTTCACCAATCAATTTGACTTCGTTGTTAAAAGTCATCTCGATGTCGTGGAAATCAAGACCCGTAACCTTCATGTCGGCTAACATGATCTTTTTCAAATCTTCCTCTGACATACGGCAGGGAAGTTCAAAAGAATTACCGAATTCCTGCAAGATATTCCCTCAATGATTGATGCACCTTAGTATTTGGATACCAAGGGCTGCGTTTAAGGAGTGACCATTTCCAGTTCAGCATGTTCTTATGCCGACCATTCAACGGGGCGATAATCACCGTTGTATCAACCCCCATTGCGGAGGCCATGTGTGCGACGGTGGTGGAAACCGTATAAACCTTTGAAAGGTTCGCTAGTAGTCCGAGTAACCCTTCGAAATCTTCCTTGAGGTCAAGCTGTGGGCGCTCAATCGACTCCAAGGGAGACTGGTCATATTGGAGGGATAGGGGGTTTTCACAGACTTGGGCGAATTCTTTTGCCCGGTAGAACCCTTGGGCACCCCTCCAGCTAATCCCGACCCTGCCTTTGTACGCTTCATACTTTTTAACCTGTTCCGGGTCTGGTGTGATGTAGTTCACCGCAAACGGTGGTCTTACATCCTTCAACCGACAAAACACCCTCGGCAGATCGCCCAGCGGAATCCAGCAATCCGCTTCTATGGGTAGCATCTTCCGAAGCTTTACATTCCCCTGCCAAACATAATTGGACGATATGCAGTTCTGCACACCCATCCTAGTTAAAGCGGGAATTACTCTAGGGTCACCCTCGAAGGTAACCCGGTCAGCAAGCTGTAAACAGGCGGGTATAGCTTGGGCGAAAAAAATCTCGTCTCCAACGCCTTGCTCTCCAATGATGTAAAGATGACCGGTTCTGAGGCCGTTCCAAGGCGGAACTCCAAGCCGGTCAGGGTTATGCCACAAACCCGCCGCCCAAGGGTCGCGATATTGCCAACCATCCCAGTCGGAGAAATCCCCATACATCATTCTCCCTTCACACAGCCGCCACTTCTGTTCTGTGGTATCCCTACCCCTGAATAACCGCCCCTCTTTCCAGCGGTTATCCAAATGCTTTAACATGAACCGTCGTTTTAAATCCGACGCCTCACATCGCTCCGTTATCAACCGCAAAGACTTATAATCAATCTCGCGGAACGGTTTTAGATCACCCCCAGTCTTAATGGTGATTTCTGGCAAAGTTTCTCCCTACGGAGGCCGTATGCGTAAAATTGCTCTGGTGTTGTTACTTGGTGGCTGCGCCATGACTGACGCGCAAAAACTGGAAATAATCAGCGGTTACGCTCAAAACTGTAGTTCTATGGGTATCCCCAAGAACACACCCCAGTTCGATAACTGCGTCATCGCTCAAATACAGCGCCCAAACACGCTAGGACGCTCCCTACAAGGGGCAGGGGCGGTTCTTAACCCTCAGGTCTACCAACAGACCTACGGCGCCCCTGCGCCCTCTATAACCAACTGCACAACCGACTACCTAGGCACCCACTGCACGACAGGCTATTAGCAGTTGCCCTTGTTCATGTTGTGATTGCGGTCAGGATGCGCCGCTTTCATATCCCGACCATGCGGAGTGCCAGCTTTAGCCAGTTGCACCGGCATCGCCTTACCACCGCCATTCGAACCCGCCTTCACCGAGTGCTTCGTGTGACCCACATGCTTTTTCGTATACGTCATTTCATTTCTCCATGTTGCGTTGCAGTAACCAAATCAGTTAAACCCCGTGTTTTTTGATACCTTGCCCAGTGTGTTGCTCCGCAGCAAAGCCTTCATCCTCTGCTTCAAACCCTCATGCGGCATGTATTTCGACCGATCTACCGACCACGAACCACCTATTCGACGCTGGGAACGGGATAGGCGAGAGACGAAAAGGCGCATTTTTTGTCCGAAAAATAGGGGAAGGGGTATACAGTCACAGACTCACCGCGTTGGGGGGGGGCTCCCCTACCGTCCAGCCAGCCTACCGAATAACCCTACTGACAGAATGGCGCATAATAACCATTATGTCAAATCATATCTACTTGATTTGTAACGATTACGCTTTATCGGCCTCGTAATGTGCGTCATTATCACCACTATTCTGTGGCTTTGGCGCATCGGGTAGCGTTTGCTGCGGTTGCACAACGGTAGACCCAACACTGACCAGCACCTTGCCAGCCGGGAGCAGATCGTTCAACAGTTCGGGCTTGGCCTCTACTAACTGCTTGATTTGCTGCATAATCTCGGATTCTGAGCGCGTTGCATCGACGTTTGTCTGTTCTACGGCAGAAAGTTTAGGCCTGAGATAAGGCAAAACGATGTTTGCCGCCTGCATTCTGATCTGTTCGTCCTTGTGTCTGTCGTTCGCAACCCGAATCAGATACGCCAGTGTCTCGCCGCCATCCAGCTTACCGCTTTCGGCCTCTCTCAAAGCGAGTCGAGTGCGTTTGTTTAATGCGCCTTTTGTTCTTGCCATCAGATATTTACGCCATTTCCGGCGTGGCGTTTAATGCCATGTGTTCGCATGATTCCCATTGCCACAATAGGTCATGCTTTTTGCATCGCTCTTTGCTGAAGATTTGCAGGTATTTCTCAGCGTAATACTTCCTTGCTTTGCCGCTCTCTAGCAGAGCATTAAAGAATAAACTGTGCGTATCCCAGACAAGCGGCTTTGTGTTGTTATGGACGATATTGGTTAATCCGGGCGTGGTTTTAATTAGTTCGCGCTCGCGGTCAAATGCAGCCTGTTCCATTACCCACTCAGAATCGACCGTGTATTCGATGCCCCGGCCAGCTTCCGTTATTTCCCGAATCTTTGCTGCCTTGGCGCCGTTCCCGCTTTCTGCGTCCAAGACATGCTGCCCCATTCTGCGATGCCGACCCTTACCAACGTAGAAGGGTTTACCGTCTCGCGGATCGCGCAGGATGTAGACGTAGTATTTAACCGACATGACTTAACAAGGCTTTTTGCCCTTGCCCTTTCCTTTTGATTTCTTCATGTGGTTTCCCATTCTGTTTGGTGTTTAGCTTCCAGATAAGCGGTGATTGCCTTTGCCATGCGTTCAGCGGCTAGGCGGTCTTGCGGTTCAAAGCTGGCGATAAATGCGTCTTCAGCGGCCTTTGTTGCGATCTGCTCTGCCTCATCGACGGTCTTACCCATAAGCGTATTTACCGTCATTCATGTCTAGGCATCCTTGGCACACGTAACCCTGCTCCGTCATTTCGCCATGGCCTCCAGTGTGATACGCGAACATCCTGCACTGGCTACAGCGCACGGTTAACAGGTCTGCGAAGTCAATCACTGGCTTAGTAGCGCCATCAGCCCCAGCCCGGTCTTTCGCGGCCTTCCCCGCGCTATCAGTCTTTGCGTCCATCTCTCACTCTTGCCCAATACCTTTGCTATATCTGCGTAACTCATGCCCTCTAATCGCATCCTGAAGGCTTCCAGCGGTATGTTCTCGTCTAGTCTCTTGTTCGGTTTCGCAAACATATCGAGGGCGCCAGCCGGTAGCCTTCCGTGCGTTCCGTTCACTTCGGGCTATCTATCCGGCCAGCTAATAAAAAAGCCCCTTTCGGGGCAAAGCACCAGCCACCGGACGGTAAGCTAGTGCGAGGGGTTGAAAATGCAACTATTTTTGCCCAAATCGCTAAGTGCTTGATTATTGGCCGATCTATTTTGCGTTAAATGCTTGACAGCATAGACGCTGGTCTATATCATTCACTCATCAACTAACGCATCACACACAAGGAGAAACGACATGCAAAAATACACTTTGATGGGATACACGGTAGAAAACGCTGAACAAGCCCGCAGCATCTTGCTGGTCGCAAAACTCAAAAATAACAATCCGGTTGTTGCTCAAGCAATCGCCGTAATCAAGAAATTCGAGGCGGCCAAATGATTGGCCGTTTTCTTTGCAGAATTGGCATTCATTCGTGGAAATACATACAAAACGATCACGGCGGTCGCCCAATGTTAAGGAATTGCAAACGCTGCGGCGCAGGTCAGATGTGGCACTACAGCACAGCTAGGCAGCAAGGCAAAATTATCTGGGTAAACCGCTAACAGCCCTTCAGGGCGCTTAAGGAGATGCAAACATGCAAAACTGGAAAGTTGTTACCAACCCCATCAAAAACCGCCTGTCCGTCGATACCGGCGAAGAAGGCATGATTACTCCCGGCGAAGGCTTGCAGCGTTCCGCAGAACATGACCAAATGGCGCATCTGATAGCCGCCGCGCCCGATCTGCTTGCGGCGCTGGAAACTATGCTGGAATACGACACCGGGACGCCTGACGATGTTCTAAATATGGCACGCGCAGCTATCGCCAAAGCAAAAGGAGCGCAATAATGGAAATTGGATACAGTTCTATTCTTAACTCAATTGGAATTACCGTAAAAATTTCCGATATTGAAAAACGCCACCAGCTTGAAATCTTCGGATCTCTTTACCGAGACCTTGGGTTTTCTGAGGCAATAAGCAAGCAATCCCGCGATGAGATCGCAGCGCACTGGGCAACCGTTCAGGGGGGCAAATGAACCTAATCCCCCTGCCCCGATGGGCTAAACTCAACGCCGTCAATCGCCAACGCGCCCACGTCCTCGTCTCCGAGGGGCGCATACCGGGGGCGGTCAAGCTGGGGAACAGATGGTTTGTTCCATCCAACGCGAAACGTCTGCCGCCGAAATAGGTGCCAGCGTTCGCAACTGGCAAGCGGCCTGCATCGAGGCGAGATTGCTATTTGCTGGCTGCTACGTGCGACTTAGGCCGCGCCCTACTGAAAGGTTCTTTGGCGGCTACCCATTACCAAGCTCAGTTTCGGCAAATCAGCAATTAGTTCCGGCCTTGACGCGAAATCCCTGTTTTACTCGTAGTGGTAGGGTGGCAGGGTTTCGGCAAGGGCGCGGATTTTGCAGGGCGAGCGAGTCCATCGCTTTTTAATCTCCGGCTTTGCATCAGCCGCGAGCCGCCCGAATTTGGTTACTTATAACGCAGATTGCTAAAGCAGGTTCACGCTAATTTGCATGACGTTCCAACTGCCTGCACATTTCCGCGTTTACCTTTGAATCCTCGGCACCCATCACCCCAAGCAGCCATTGCAGTTTATGGGCGCAATGTTTCGTTAGAGCGTAGGATAGCTGCATAGTTCCCGCCCGTTCTTGGTCGGTATATCGGTGAATCTTTGAACCCCCGCAGGTATCGCAAACCACACGCCGATCTTCTAGCATGTGCTCCCCGACCCCTTTGCATGTGCGGCATGAAGGCGCCAAAAACTCGCGTAAAGCCTGCCCAACGAGCGCAGCGCGGACGGTTGGGGCATCCTTATACCGCTTGCCGTAAATCTCGCTTAAAGCGATCTGAGCGCGTTTGTAGGCGTCCGGTTCCAGCAGATACTTAGCTTTCCAGAGAAGCAACCCGACAGGTGAGGCCAGTGCCGCAGCCGCCACTCGGTCTATGGCTTTTTCGGTGTTTTCGTTCCATTCAAGGGATGCAAACGAAATATGGCTGTAGGCTTCGCGCAAATTTGCCATTAAATCCACCCCCTATTTTTAAAGTCCGCGTGAAGGTCTTTTATTTTCTGCGCCGCGTCTCTACGTTGAAGGCCGTTTCTGTTTTGGTAAATCTGATCTTTCAATGTGTCGGCGGGAACCCCGGTTATGCGTTCCATTGCTTTATAGGTCAGCAACCGACGAAGCCCGACGATTTCGTTGTAGCAGTCTGTGAAGGTTGAGTTCCTAACGCCCATTTATAGTTTCCCCGATAATCCGCAGTAGCCGTTCATATCCTCGCCAACCATTGAATACGGCGGGTCTCCTTTAAAATTTATGTTTTGCGGTTCATTCCATCGCCACATCATGCACGCAGAGCCGATGCAAAATCCTGAATTTTTGTCGGCTTTACCAAATCCGTCGTTTTGCGGTTTGTTGTCGTAATGATCGTGGTCTGCAACGTAAAACCGCACCATCGGGCACCATTTAGTTTTCGCTTCGCTCTCTGTCATATCTTCACCGTCTCCAATTCCTCAATCCGTCGCTTTAACGTGCGCTCAAACGCCCTTTGCCACATCTCCTGACGCTCGGCGTATTCGTATACCTGCGTAGGGTCTAGCTTGTAACCTGCGCGCCCGTCATACCAGTCGTGGCAGTATTGACACAGATGGGCGCTGAAAATATCTGCGGATTTCTTTCCAATTCCCTTACCATGTATGCCTAGATTGCTATGGGCCGATACAACACCGCTGAACCCTCCGCAGTTTGTGCATTGCTGATCGCGGGCATCGGCTAGTAGCTTGCTCATTTCACGGATTCCGCTTGCATGATTGCGCGACCGATGATTTCTTTGCATAGCGTCAACAGTTCGGCGTCTGTCAGTTCTCCCTTTGCGGCATTGGCTGCTCGGCATACAAGGCGCAGGTTTGATAACTCATCAGTGCCGCCCTTAGATCGGGCGATAATGTGATCGACTTCTAATGTAAGAATGTCAATTTGCCTACCGCTTAGAGCGCATTTAAAGTCCTGCTTTTGAAGTTCGGACTCAAGCCATTCCAGTGTTATATGTTTGCTTCTATTCAATCTTAAAACTTGAACTCGCCATTTGATCGGGTCGCGACGTTTCGCCGCCTTATACCAGACTTTTGCGGCCTTACTTTCGCAAGGCTTGCACTCTTTCACGCGCCAGTTTTTATCCTGACGAAAGCGAAACTCAGACAGCGGTTTAGTTACTTCGCAGATTCGGCAAGTTTGCATTTTTCAGCCTCCAATATTGCTCTGCCAATCAATTCGGGGATTTGCGGGACAACGGCGTTTCCGAGTCCTTTAAGTCTGTCCACGAGTCCGGGTATCCCATCATTTTTTCTACAAAATTCGGGTGCGGGTATACCGTTCCTTTTATTTTTGCTTGGTATGCCGCCCAGTATTTCAAGCGGTCTTTCTTGTGTTTTTCCCCATACCTTGAAATTGATCCGCCTTTTGAGTCCATCGCTGTAGGCGTGGGCAATAATCCATTCCCTTCTTCGCTCGTTGTTCGCCCCAACGGCACAAGCCGGAATATCAAACGGCCGGCAGGAGTAGCCCAAACCCTCCAAATCGGTAAGCATGTCGTCGAGGCCCAAATCGACGAACCCAACAACATTTTCTCCAATAACCCAAGACGGCCTGCATTCTTTGATAAGGCGGCGATACTCAGGCCAGAGGGCGCGGTTATCTTCTTTACCCATTCGTTTTCCAGCGTGGCTGTATGGTTGGCATGGGAACCCTCCGCAAATAACGTCGGGTCGAATTCCATCTGCCGCGAGTCGTTCTGCTGTGAGGGTTCGCACATCGTCGTATTGCGGAACGTTGGGCCAGTGTTTTCTAAGCACGGCTCGGCAGAATGGTTCAATTTCGCAGAAAGCAACGGTTTCAAATCCGGCTCGCTCAAGTCCAAGGCTAAACCCTCCTATTCCGCTGAATAAATCCAACACCTTCACGCCATCGTCTCCACCGCGTCCAAATACACCCCGCGCTCGGCTGCGAATTGCTCTACCTGTTCCATGTATTCCGCGAATTGCGATACGTCCAACTCCGCAGTGCTATTGATTACTTCCGCATATTTCCCGTTAGGCAAGCGAATATCTGTTTTCCCAAGAAACTTTTTTTTGAAAAAGTAGTGCCACGTTTCAGCGGAATGTGTTGTCATGCGCTTATTGCCATTCTTGTCCAGCACAAAATCCCCGTTTTCATCAATAACCGGAACTTCGTATTTTTCCAACATGTGATACAGCAGCCACAGGCGAGCGTTTGCAGGGTTAGATCGTGTGCGCTTGCGCTTGCAGGTAGGGCAGCGGGTTATCTCTGGTTTCATACGTCTTTGCGATTGTCAGGGTAATCGTCCATGCACCAAACCGGCTTGCTGCGTTCTTCGCTTCTGTGCTGCACTATCTGCACAAAGATTTTTCCACCTTTGACAATAGACCCGCGCTCGACGTGAAGTCCTGCAATCTGGCAGTCATTGTCGTAACAGCCAGCCTCCTGAAGTGCGTCTTGGGTTGCCTTAACAATGTTGTCAAGGTCGCGTTTTCTTTTATCAGGCGGCGATGCGAATATGAACATCGCAAGAGTTCCAATCTGTTTTTCACAACGCGCATCCGCAACAATATCCGCAACTGTTTGACGGAATTTCTTTCCATGCGCTTTAGTAAACACCTGCCCATTACGCGCCCTCCCGTAATAATTGTTGATGCTTGGCGGCCAAGGTAGCGTCAACTCAACCACCGATTTCGTCCTTTGCGTAACAACATTCCATCGCGCGTCGTGCAAGACTAATAATCTCCTCCAATTCGACAACAGCAGCGCGGTAAAGTTTGTCGCGCTCACACTGTTCTGCTTGCGTTATCAAGCGGCGCATCGTTACGCTGCACTCTGCGAAGTCCATTACAAATCTCCGGCCTTTCCTACTTCATAAATTTCTATGCAAACCCCAACCCAAATAATTCCCAGCACAAATAAACATGGAATACCCAACCACGCGCCAAAAAAATGAAACGCAGCGCCAATAACAAAAGGCAAAACTAAAAACCACAACGCAAGCCAAGCTGCTTTCATTGGCACTCCTCATCGCACACAAAATTCAACGTCGCTACCGTCAGCGCATAGCCAACATCGTCAGCGTTGCGCCAGTAGCGGATACACGCGCAGGATAGGCTGTAGAAGTAATCGCTCATTGCCCCTCCCTCACCGTCCGCGCAGACCAGATCAAACCCCTGTGATACGCACTAGGCGCCTTTTCCCCGACCACCTTGCGCCGGGGCGTGGGGCGAACCAGCGCCCGCCATGCTCTTTCTTGCTTGCCACCGGATTTCATGCTGCCCTTCATTTGCAATAATTCCTGATATAGATTCATTTCCGAATACCCTCCTTATTTCGTCAACCCATGCCGCCGTTTGAGGCATTGCGGCGCGGAGTTCATCCTTTGTCATCTGTAAAAAAAGAAAACAAAACCAAAGGCCGAAAACTCAAACCATCCAGAATTTTTTTGCCAGCCAAACATCCAATAACGCCGCCATTGATGCGGCGCAGCCTTCCATCCATTCATTACGGAAATTTTCATGCAGCATCCCGTTTATAAAAATTAGCGATGGCGTGATCGACCTTCGGCTCAAAATACCGGCCAGTCACGCGGTCATAACGCAGCTTCACCATTCCGATATGCCCGACGTTTTTAAAGCGAATTTTCTGCAAGTGAATCTCAACCTCGCGGGAGTCCTCAAGCTGGTCACGATGAACGCAGATGATGTTGTCTCCCTTGTTGTAAAAATGCGCGGAGTCTGCGATTTCGTACGGCGAAGGCGCTTTTCCCATTCGGTCAGGGTGCGGCTTCTTCGGGTGTGCAACGAGCCAGAAATGCGCGTAGTGGGTGCGCGTAAAATTGATAATCCACGACAACTGTTCGCTGACGTATTGCGTTAGCGTCATGTCCTTCGGGTGCCGATGCTCAAGCGTGTTCCAAGGGTCTACAACAACGCCTAGCTTGTGGTTCGTTCCCATGCTCGCAACAGGTGAAGCGGCGGCTAGGATTGACTGCAAATCTGGCGCGTCCGAATACATGAAACTGAAGTGTTTACGCATCCACTTCATGCCCTCGTCGCGTTCTTGCGGCGTCATTCTTTCGGTCGGGCCAGCAGAAAAAGGCTTGCCAACTTTCTTTTCCAGAATCTTCGCGGCGTGCATCGAAAGCGGGTGATTCTCAGGCGAGAAGATCACGAATCGCCACCGTTCCTGATTGCACAAATTCACCATTAGCGCATCGAGCCATTCCGACTTCCCTGAGTGCGGGATTCCGGTTACGAGCGTCCATTGGTTCATCGCCACGGTGTAGTGCTTGTCCACCAGAGGCCAGCCGGTAGATGACCCCGGCGGTAAACCCGTTTCGTAGAGGTTCGTTACGTCCTCGCACAGCTTGTCCAGCGGGATAAAGTCCATGGCTAGTAAAGCGACAAACCGCCCAAGCGGGCAGGTTTAGGCGCATCCTTAGGTTCGTAAAGACCAGTCCAACCGCCAAGGGTTGAAGCGTCTAAAACGGCGGCAGGGTCTATCCCCTTCGCCCTAAAAGATTCAAGTTTTGCAATGGCGAGATTCAATGCGCGGGCAGTTGGTTTTTTCTTGCGTGATGCAATCCAACCGTTCCAAGATTCAAGCGGCAACCAATCAGGCAGCGCGGGTTTTTTCCGCGCCTCTGTCTCTGTCTCTGTCTCTGTCTCTGGTGCATCAACTTGATGCCCTTCTGATATCACTTCGATATCATCTTGTTCCAGCCAGTGAGACAGATTAGAAATCAACGACTTAACTTTTTGCTCAGAAATTCGCAATCTGAACGATATCTTCTTGATATCGGGAAGATATCCGTCTGATTCAGACGCCAAAAGCCAAAACATAACGAGTGCTTTTGATGACTCAGCATCAAGCGCAAACCAGTCGGGGTCATCCAAAATTTCCCGATACAACTTTATCCAAGGCGGTTTCCGGTCTTTGAAATGCTGGAACTTCGCCCAATTCTTAACGCGGACGCTCACACTCCCCTCCAGTCAGTTTCATCAAGATTGCTTTTCCCGATGTTGCAATCAGCGCAAAGCACTTGAAGGTTATCTATGGACAAAGCCAACTCTGGAAACTTTGACTTCGGCTTTATGTGATCGACATGAAGAACTGCGCCAGTGGCCGGGGATGCTCCGCAGCACTGGCATTTGTTGCCATGCTGTGCAATGGCGAAATAACGCGCACGCTTCCAGCATCCAGTCGAATAAAAAGATTTTCCACCAGCAAATGAACAAACCAGAGACGCAAGAACTTTCTCTAAATTCGTTCCGCGCACGTTGTCGTAGGCGGCAATAACGCTGCGCGTTCCGTGAATGGTCGGAACCTCAATACCTGCATCTTGTAGATTTACGAGAAATTGAATTTCTGATTGCGATAGATTCGACACTTAAACCCCGCATTTCCTAGCCAAGCGCATCATTTGCGCCTGATATTGTTCTGGTGTGGCGTCCGGGTGCCGTGCAACCCATAGCCGTTTCTCCTGCTCGTAACTTCCATACCGCCGAGCGCGTTTAGGGGCGCCGTTAGGCTGCACCTTGCGGACAGGTAAATCGTTCAGCCTCAAGCGGCCTCCCGCAGCGATTCCAGAATCGCCCGATCAACCAACTGATAGCCCGATTTCCACGCCAGCCATTGCAGCGGAAGAAGATTGCCGCAGGCGCGCATATAGTCGATTAGAGACACGCGCAGCGGTAACGGCGCCTTACCCCTTACCACCTTGCTCATCGTGCCTCTATTGACGTTTAAAGCGTCCGCAACCGTCTCCAAAGTGTGGCCTGAGAGGTTGAAGCACATCGCCATTGCCTGATGCCGCGACTCGCAACGCTTGACGGTTTCCATGTCCACTTCACGCGGTTTCGGTATCTCGGTGAGGTAACGCAGTTGCTGCTGGTTGCTCATGGTTGCGCCTCCTAGCTAGCAAAAAAAAATATTGCGCTTAAGATTGCTAAACAAATTCCACAACAACCGGAAAAGCAGCTATGAGAAAATCTTGCAATGTTCGGAAAGCGGCTTCGGGTCGCTATGATCTTTTCCGGCATCAAGACCAGCGATTTAGCAAGGCATTGCAAAGTTTCAAGACAGACCGCACTGAAGTGGCAGAAGATGGAAACCGCCGATTTAAGCGGAGAGCATCTATGCAGGGTCGCGGAAGTAACCAGAGTGCGGATGCGCTGGCTGGTGGCCGGAGACGGCGACGTAATACCTGCGCGGTGGGCATCGCGTAAACCGTAGTTGCCAACAATGGAAACTATAGTTGTCACGCAGCAACCTTCTTGGACGCAAGAAACTCAGCCCATGTCATCGCTTTTAACTTGCCCCCTGTTATTTCCTCGATCTGCTGCTGTCGAGCAAAAGGCACAACATCCTTCCAGTCGTAAAGAGAAGAAAGCTGCACCCCCAAAGCCTTCGCCAACTGGGGCTTGCCACCGAAAAATTTAATTGCGTTTTGTGTCTTCATGCTTAGCAGTATATAGGCAACCCTAAATTTCATGCAAGCACTTTTTTCCGGTATCCCTAAACCCCTAGAAACTACAATCCCAACATGACAATCGGCGCAAGGGTTCGGGCGGCACGACTAGCCAAAGGCCTGAAACAGGGCGAACTGGCTGGGCGCATTGGTATTAAACAGGCCTCCCTGTCCGAAATTGAACACGGACATACCAAGCAGCCGGCAGGCGATACCCTCCTAAAAATCGCCAAAGCGCTAGAAACCTCCCCAAACTGGCTACAAACAGGCCACGGAAGCCCCGTATTGCCCGTAGAAACGACGCCAGACGAGTCCGAGGCCATAGCCATCTTCCGCGAGCTTAACGAGGCTTATAAGGGCGCGTGGCTCGCCGCAGGCCGTTCCCTGCTAGATCAGCAAAAACCAGCTAAGTCCAACAAGGCAAAGCCCTACCCGGCAACCGTCAAATAGCGCCCGTTCGGGCTGCTACCTAGCCAAACCAAGCACTACCCACACCTCGGCGTAACAACCCCCGCAGACCCCCCCTGGCCGATGCCCATATAAAAATATTTAGGCAACCCTATTGACACGTGTTTAGGGATTCCTATATTATTCGTTCACGGTGTAGCAATTCACTAACTAACGAGGGGAGCGACAGTGACCAAAATAATTGGCTACAAAGGATTCGACAAAAACTGGAAATGCCGCGACTTTCAGTATGAAGTCGGCAAAACTTATGTGCATGACGGCGATGCGGTTTTGTGCGGCAGCGGGTTTCATTTCTGCGAAGCTCCGCTTGATGTCTGGAATTATTATGACATCGGCGGCAACAATAAATTCGCGCTTGTCGAAGCGGATGACGTTGCCAAGTCGAAAAAAGAAGGCGATACGAAACGCTGCGCGAAGTCCATCACCATTAAAGCCGCCCTGACCATTCCCGCGTTAATTTCGGCGCAGATCGAATGGACGTTTAAGCAAGCCGGAAAAGGCAAGAAAACTAAAAAAGACGATGCGGTAATGGCCGCGTCTGGTTACTACAGCAACCTCGCCGCGTCTGGTGGCTCCAGCAACCTCGCCGCGTCTGGTTACTACAGCAAACTCGCCGCGTCTGGTGACTTTAGCAACCTCGCCGCGTCTGGTGGCTCCAGCAACCTCGCCGCGTCTGGTTACTACAGCAAACTCGCCGCGTCTGGTGACTTTAGCAACCTCGCCGCGTCTGGTGACTTTAGCAACCTCGCCGCGTCTGGTGAATCCAGCAACCTCGCCGCGTCTGGTTACTCCAGCAAACTCGCCGCGTCTGGTGACTTTAGCAACCTCGCCGCGTCTGGTGGCTCCAGCAACCTCGCCGCGTCTGGAAAAAAATCAATTGCAATGGCCGCTAATACAAAATGCACAGCAAAAGCCGGGGAAGATGGCGCAATCGCGCTGGCATGGTGGAACAATGAAGAAAAACGCTACCGCATCGCTGTTGGCTATGTTGGCGAAAATGGAATTAAAGCCGATGTTTGGTATTACGTGGAAAACGGGAAACTTGCGGAGGTCAAATAATGGACACAGTAGAAAACCAAATACGCGCCGAAGCCGCACAGATGATTCGCGAAAAAATCGCAGAGGGTAAACGCGAAATCATGCGCGAAATGCAGACCAACGACCGGCTTGCTCACTGGAACATGGATGACCTGCACGACGCAATGGGTGATCTTGAGCCGACCAAGCAAATACTTGAGGCGGTCAATCTGCAAGACGCTGCGGAACTCGGACAAATTCTAATGCGCCACTTTCGGGAATATGCGGAGAGTCAGCGCGGGTGGAAGCATGACTGACCTCGCGCTCTCGCTAATCATTTTTCTGTCCGCGCTTTCGGGCGCTTTCATCGGTTTTATTTACGGTTACTTCTACGGAGAAGATCATGCAAATCGAACGAATCGCACCGCGTTTCACAGTCACGATTCAGGACATAGAAGCGGCGCGTCGGGAGGGCGTGAAGTGCTGGCAGGATGGGAGTCGTGTTCTGTTCTCCCGCTGGAAGCCGAAGGGAAACTGGCATCAGATCGGTATCCCCGTTTCAACCAATAAACCGGAGGCGGCGTAATGGATGACTTCCTAGCCCTGTGCATCGGTCTTGGCGTGGCCTACATACTCGGCGTTTACGCACCGACGTTTGACCCGAAGCCGTATGTGCAGGCGCATCTGGATTACCGGCATGGACGATGACGGCGATGTTTGGCAGTGCCTTCAACAATTTCTAGAGGAACAAGATTATGAAAGAACTATTCACAGCATTTGCGAAGGCGCAGGCGGAAATGGAAGCGGCGAGCAAGGACAGCAACAACCCGTTTTTCAAGAGCAAATATGCCGACCTGAATAGCGTTATGGGTGCGGTAAAGCCTGTATTCGCAAAGCACGGATTGGCGTTTATCCAGATTTGCCATGACGCTGAGAACGCCGCAAAAGTGGAAACGGTCATCGTCCACGAATCAGGCCATCAATTCAGCGCAGGGTGCGTGGCTGTTCCGGTTTCAAAGCATGACGCGCAGGGATATGGCTCTGCCCTCACCTACGCTCGCCGGTATGGGCTTGCTGCGGCTACTGGCTGTGGTGCCGAGGATGACGATGGAAACGCTGCGGCAAAGGCTGCGCCGAAGAAAGAGCAACCGAAGCCCGCCATTGACCGCACCACCCCGCTTGCAAAGAAACTTTTGGACTGCGGAACCGCATCAGCCCTGCAAGCCGTTTGGGAGCCGTTGGACAAAGAAACAAAGCTGGCATACGCAGCCCTAAAAGACGAGTGCAAGCAAAACATCATCAAGGCTCAAGATGCAGAACGCGCCGCAGCGTAGCGAAGCATGGCATCAGGAACGCAAGGGAAGGCTTACAGGAAGCCTTTTCGGTGCGGCGCTAGGCCTTAACCCTTACATGAGCCGCCAGCAGTTATGGCGCGTTCTGACAGGCCGAGAGGCGGCATTTGTGGGTAACGAAGCTACAGATTGGGGAACGGAGCACGAACCGATTGCCATAGACGCATACGAGTGCGAAACGGGAAACATCGTAATGCCCGCGCCGTTTGTGCCGTATGAGGATTGGTCTGGAGCATCGCCGGACGGATACATCGGAGAGGATGGGCTAATCGAAGTGAAATGCCCGTTTAGCCAGAATATTTACGCAGAATGGCCGGTTTACTACCGAGCGCAGGTTATCGGGCAATTGGGAATCACTAAGCGCGCTTGGTGCGACTGCTGGTGCTGGACACCGAATGGTCAGCAGGTAGTCGAGCGCATCTATAACGTGCCGGAAATCTGGCACAACATGGAAGACGCGCTTAAAGAGTTTTGGCAGCACGTAATAGATGATCGTGAACCAAAGCGGCAAAAGAAATTCAAATTTAACGAACTTAAAGAGGCTGCATAACATGGCATCAGTAAACAAAGTAATCCTAATCGGCAACCTTGGCGCAGAACCGGAACAACGCTTTTTGCCTTCTGGCGATGCTGTATGCAACTTTAGCGTGGCCACAACGGACAAATGGAAAGACAAGGGCGGCGCTCAACAAGAGAAAACCGAGTGGCACAACATCAGCACATTCGGGAAACTGGCTGAAATCTGCGCCCAATACCTGAAGAAAGGCAGCGCGGTCTATGTGGAAGGCTCAATCCATACGCGAAAGTGGCAGGACAAAGAGGGCCAAGACCGCTACAGAACAGAAATAAAGGCAAGCAGTATGCAGATGCTTGGCGGGAAGTCGTCAGAGGAAAAACTCGCGCCCAAGGGCAAGACTGATGGCGATGACGATAGTGACGTGCCTTTTTAGGGGGAATGATGGAACTGAAACCTTGCCCGTTTTGCGGGGGTGAAGAAGTCCGCACGTTTAAGTATTCGTTTGCTGGCGAGCCTGATGTTTATGCTCAATGTCAAAACTGCGCGGCAGACGGCCCGATGGGTGATACGAAAGAAATGGCTGTGGAAAAGTGGAACCGCCGCGCTACTGACGAAAACGCTGCGTATGAACGGGCGGCGATGGTGTGCGAAGGCGTTGAAATAACGGACGCCGAATTACATGGACTTGGACACGTTTTCCACGGTAACAAGTGTGCCGCCGCGATAAGGGCGCTGAAAAAATGACCCCCGTTGAACTGCAAATCTGGAACGCGCAGGAGTGTGCGGAATACCTGCGATTTAGCAAAAAGTATTTCCAGCAGAAATTGCCTTATTTCGTGGGATTCCCAAAGCCGCTGGAATGGTCTGCCGAGGGTCAGCCTCGGTGGTCTGCAAAAGCTGTTATGGAGTGGGCGCTACGCCAGAATTACGCCAATGCAGCCTAACATTCTGATAAATAAGATGGTGCGGAGTCCTCTTCTGGGCACTCCACCTACCTTGTCAAATATCCGCGCCCTGCGGAATACGGTAGAAAAAATCACTTTTCGGTATAAACTGGCGCATATCTTTACGCCGGATTTACGCCAATGGCTACGTTCAGAAAACGGCTTGGGAAGTGGCGGGCAGAAGTCGCTCGCGCTGGCCGCAGGCAATCCAAGACATTCGACAGGAAACAGGACGCCGAGGCTTGGGCGGCTAGGATTGAGTCGGAAATCATCGGGGTGCATAGCGGTTTCATACCGCCGCATCTTACCCTATCTGATCTGCTTGACCGCTACGCCGAAGAGGTATCCATACACAAGAAGGGGCGCAGATGGGAGGAAATACGGATAGACCTTCTAAAACGCGACAGGATAGCTTCTACGCGGCTTTCGGCGCTAGACGCACCCCATGTATCGGATTGGCAGGTACGGAGGCTTAAAAGCGTTTCTGGCGAGTCTGTGAGGCGGGAGCGTAACCTACTGAGCCACGCCTTTAACATTGCGGTAAACGAGTGGAAATGGCTGAAGTTTAACCCCCTGAAATCGGTTAGAAGGCCGAAGGGGTCAAAGCCGAGAGATAGGATAGCGACAGACGATGAAATCAGTAAATTGTTACGTTCTGGAGGAAGTGGCATTAGGCGGGCGATTATTGTCGCGCTTGAGACTGGTATGCGGGCGTCGGAAATTGCCTCTAATCCGAAGATCGTCGGGAAGATTGCTATTTTGGATGATTCTAAAACGGGGGCTGGGCGCTCGGTTCCACTCTCCGAGAAAGCATTTCAGGCGCTGGTGGGTGGCGTTGGACTAACCGCGGGCAGCATATCCGCAGAGTTTGCGAAACTAACCAAGGCGTGCGGCATCAAAGGATTGACGTTCCATGATCTCAGGCACCACGCAGCCTCAAGGCTTTCCAAGAAATTGGACGTTTGGGAGTTATGCAAAATGTTTGGGTGGAAAGACCCAAAAATGTGCCTAAATACTTATTACCAAAGCGACCCCAATGAGACCGCAAAGAAGCTATAATAAGCGAGACGGCAGGCGCGCCAACGCCGACCGTCTCTAACCAATCACCAACCTGTAAGGAGGTTCGGCAAATGGCTGCATCGGATAATACCTGTTTTTTGGTCTATATCGGCTCTCAAAATAAAGAGCGTTATGCAAAAATAAGCCCTCAAGACGCCGAGTTGGTTTTGCGGTATCGGTGGAGCGTAGCTTCAAACACAAAATATGGTGGCCGCGTGTATTACGCAAAAACTGAAACAGGCCCACGTAATAACCGGACGCGAATAAAAATGCACCGATTGATTATGAACGCACCGGAGGGTATGCACGTAGACCACATAAACGGAGATGGTCTAGATAACCGTCGTGAAAATCTACGAATTGTTACCCCACAGCTAAATCAAGCAAATTCTAGGAAGCACGTCGCTGGGAAATCGTCATTTAAGGGCGTTTCTTGGCACCACAGAGCAAACAAATGGCGCGCTTACATCTGTATCAACAGAGGCCAAAAACATATCGGTTTATTTGATGACGAACTTGAGGCGGCAAAAGCATACGATGCGGTAGCCAAAAGCACTTGGGGAGAACACGCTTATTTGAATTTATCCTAGCGCGGCAAAGCCCTAACCCACTCCTGCAATTCAATCAGTTGGCCGGTTTGGATTTCAGCCTGTCGTAAAACGGAAGAAAGCTCTGCGTCGCGGGCGGCGTCATTAGTTGGCTTGGCGGCATTGGCGTCGGGGGGCATTGGACGGCTGTTACTAGCGGCTTTTTCGTCGCGCAACCGGCCATAAGCAAAATTGATAGCATCAAGACGGCTTTGGTAGCTTTTAGCGGCATCATCGGTCACTTTCTGTTGTTTGGCTATGGTTTCACGGTTACGCGCTTCCTGCGCCTTTCCAAGAGCTTCTACGGTGGCTTGGTAGGTGATTAGCTGATCGTGGTTTGATTGCGCTTCGTGCTTGTAAAAAGCTGTGGTGGCGGTCAGGATGGCGATTGGAATTGCCCACCAGAAGCGGAGAAGTATCGGGATAAGTTCCATTTCAGCGCCTAATAATAAGTTGGTCTAGCGGAACGTCGTAACTATCTGCGGGGAATGTTGCGCGGCGCTGTGCGGCGTTTAAAGGAAGCCTTGCTTGCGTGGCGCGGGCTTCGGCTTCTCCGGCTAATCGTCGGTACATGTCCATTGCGCTATTAGGCGTCACTTTTTTATCAAGCCCGAATTCTTTAACCATTTGCTCTAGTTGCTGCCTGCCAGCAGTTCCCGCGTTGTAATTCGGACTAATTGCCTCGCTTATGATTTCATGGCTTGGTAGCATGTCATGCGCTCCAAGTCTGTAATATTCTTGGCGAAGTGCATTGTCAGCGTTGCTCCTAACCTCAAATTCATTTTTTGCATTAGGCCAATTTTTAGCTATGTAGTTATCAATTTCCTTGCGATAGCTAAGGATGTCGCGGGCGCGTTCTGCCGTCTTTGGATCGAAGTTTTCAGGAGAGCCGCCTTTAGCAAAGCCCTCGCGCTCCTGAACCGCATGTTGCAATTCGTGAATGTTTGAACTTGTAGCCTTAGACAAATCGGCATTTTTTCTAGGAACGCTCAAAGAAATCATATTTTCTTCGGGGGAAAAATGCGCCCCGTAATTACCCGCCTCTTTCGCAATATCGCCAGATGCGTAAGTGGTTTGTATTTTCCCCGCATCTGGATACGCGGAATAAAGTTCATTGTGGCTAAATACCTTTTCCTGCGGCCTATACCCAAAAGAGTAAATATCCGAAATTCCGCTTTTTTTGAAACCTGCAACGTTGTCCGGTATCTCTTGCCGCCATTGACCATCCGGAGCTTTCCATGTTCCTGTTTCCTGCCATATCTTGCGAGTGTCAACGCCTGCCGCTTCTAATTCTTGTGCCTTTTGAGCCATTGCCGCAGACCACGTTTTCGCGCCTTTACCGATAAAGGTAAGCGGCCCAAACTCCATGCCAAAATCTAGCGCCTTCTGCGCGACCTGCTGCTTCATTTCCGGCGATACCGGCTGCTGCATTAACGCGCTCAACTTCTGCGGGTCTAGGTTAGGCAATGCGCTTTGCGGGGTTTTCAGCAAGTCGGCAAGCGTAGAGCCGAGCATTTGCCACTTATCCTGTGCACCCCTGCCCCACTGTGCCGCGCTGTCTAGGGCTTGACCGAATACCCCATTGGGGGCGGGCACAGGGGCTAGGCCAAACAACCCCTGCGCGTATTTTTCAAGTAGTCCAGCCATTACTTAGCCCCCTCAATACTCCGTATTAGTCCGATGTTCGCCATTGCATAACCCAAGTAAATAATGGCTTCGTTGGGGTGCTTCAGATACGCCTGTTCCATTGCGACGTAGAAGTAAATGGCGGTAACTAGCCATAGAAGCCCTATGCTCATGATAGAAACAAGTTCATTTCATCTGTCCTGCGCTTCGTGAGGCCAGCCATAACCTTACCCGCCGCTTTATTCCACATTAGGAAGGCTTGCGCTGCGCTCATATCGTTACCCGCGTTCGTCTCGCGCAATACCGTAGACTTCCCGAAGTTCCCGCAGCCGATGTTAAACACCAGACTGCACAAGGCATCGAATTGGTTTTGCGTGATGTTTCCTTTGACGGAATTATTGATGCAGCGTTCCGCGCTTTCTACGTCTTTACGCAGATAATCTAGGGCTTGTTCTTTGGTGATCGTATCGCCCTGCTTTACTCCACCCGTATGCCCCACCCCAATCGTCCACGGCTCGCCACCTGTGGCGGGGTCGGGGTAGGCGTGTAGCACACAGCCTTCGTGCGCCATGATGAATTCAAGCCCTGCGTCGCTGCATTTCATGAATAACTCTTTTGCAAAAATTTAAGACTGACCAGCATTGGGTCGAAAGTGCCGTTTTCTACCTCGTTTAGAATCACAATCTGCCTGCGCTGGTTATTCCCCTGCGGGCCAAGGTAATCTTCGTCATGTTGGTAGAACGTGCCAACCATCATTGCGATGTTTTGCGTTTTCTTATGCACCGCCATATCAAACGTCTGCACATGCCCCATTACGCAAGACTTTTGGCGTTCTCTCAGCATCACCGCAGCACTGGAAACAGGACGCCCTAAAACGCCGCTTGTGTAATAGTGGCAAAACTCAATGTTTTCTATTTCTATAGGTTTCAGGAACGGCACAACCTCCCATCCATAATCCTGAATACCCAAGTCATCTAAAGACACATGCCCCGCCATTTCAGGGCAGTTATCAGCAAACCGCACAATCCTGTTTTCGTGGTTTCCCATAGTGAAAACTAGACGCGGGTTGTAATCAGGAACGGCGCGAATAGGGGCTAAAAACCTCTCCATTGCGTCCCTGCCAGCTTTAATATCATTGACGTAGCGCCTACCCTCAAACGCAAGTTTCCCCTTGTCGTAGAGGCTCAGGGACGGCATATCCCAATGGTCACCGATATGGACGATCACATCGGGGCGCTTTTCGGCTGCGTAGTTCCCCGCCCATTCCATGTGGTCAATGTTCACGCCAGTTTTAACCTGCGTGTCCGGTATGACCATAATCATTTTGCCCAACCGTTGCCGCGTGTAGATGCGCTTTTCGTCCTTGCGGAATGTGGGTCTAAGCCCGCGAAGCCTTCCCTGCCTTGCCCTGTCTCTCAGCGTTGCGCGGGATAGTGTCGAAGCCCCCGCCTGAACCGCTAAATATTCGCTTCCGTATTCCTCAACAAGATTCAGTGCTTCTATGAGTAGAGCGTCATCCAGTTTAGGTGTAGGCATTTAAAAGGCTTTGTAATCCCATCCGAAATGTTTACACACGGTCTTTGCCCTTCTGGTAAACGTATCGCCGTGTCCTTCGCGTTCTCCGTTTACAACCTGCGCTAAATGCACCATTTCGTGCGCGATGCTTCTAAGAAATGTGTCAAGGTGGTCTATGTTCACAAGCGAAAGCCTTATAAGTGGTGGCTTTCTTTCACGCGACCTGTAGTTATGCTCTGCGAACACCTCTTTACGCATATCAGTTCGAAACTCAACCAAATCTGCGTGCGGCAATTTCCACCTTTTGAATGGGTGCAAATCCCTGAGCATTTCGTATGCAGAAGCTACGTTTACTGGAGTAAAAATCATTGCAGAGGAGCTTCTGACAGTTCAGCTATGGAGAAACCAAAAGCAGGAACCCCCTCAATCATCATCGGCTCTATTGCTATCAGTGCTGAATCCCTGCCAAGGTGAAAGATGATGCAGCCATCTTCAAACGCCACTTTGGTTACGGTCTTTCCCTCAAACAGGTCTATCAACCCTTGCGCGCTGGACGCCATTGGTAATCCCCAAGTGAGCGCCACTTCATAAACCGATAGCAATGCCTTGCAAGGAACATCGCCGTGCCGAACTGCGTCATTAGCGTATTTGGAAGCATCACGTATTCTGTGCGGTCTATCAGGTAGTCAGCGACTATCAGCCCATTAGACAGAGCCAGAATAATCAGCGCCAACCGCCCTATGATTCCATCCTCATACTCACAGTGACAAACCAGAAAGACCGCCACTACAGCAATAATTGCCGAAGTAAAAACGATCATTTGGTTAGCCTCGCCTTGATAATCCCCGCCCAATCTGAACCCGTAACGGCGTCCGCTATGGTCATCCCGAAGAACCCAAGCGAGAACCCTACTCCTCCGGCGTACGTCACAGGGTTAAGGTGGAAGAAATCAATAAACGGCGCCGTTCCCCATAAGGCAATGCAGAAGCCTACGAAGAACCCGATTAGCCTCTCCACCCACCCCTGATGCGGTTGCCTCACGGCTGCGAGTGCTGCGCCTACTGCGGGTGGGAGAATCTCTTTAAATGAATCAAGCCAGTCGTTCAAGGCAACGCCTCCACCTTGGCCGTCAACGCCTGAATCTGCGCGAGTAGTTCAGCTTTCGTGGGCTCTTGCGGAACAGAAGATTTAGCTTCATTAGCCGCCCACTCTGCGCGAACCGCAGATTCTTCTTCCTCGCTCAATACAACTTCTTTACCATCAACCATTCGCGTCAACATTATTTCGTCACTCCGTAACAGGCAAATTTGCCGCTTGCGATGTTTCCGGCGGTCATCAGGAATCGCAGCCCGTCTATGGCCGTTGTGTTGGTCGAATAGACCCCAGTTCCAGACACGTTTACCAACGCGCCGGCACTGTTAATGAACCCAAACCGCCAGTGCATTTTTTTGTATGTGGTCGAATTGTTCATTCCGGTTATCCACATTTCACCGCTGTAGCTGTTGGCAACGGTGGTGCTTCCACCGCTAGTTGAATGGAAAAATGTAGTGGCTTGCGCCGTTGTTGAACCGTCCGTTGACGATGCGGAATAGCCTGCATCTGTCAGGAAC